TTGGCCCTGAAGAGTTACATTAAGTTTAATATCGTTTCCTATTCTTATATCCATAATTGTTATAAAATAATAAAGCCGGAGCAGGGAGACTCCCCTACCCCGACTTTAGTTTATTAAATTTACGCGTGTGCGAAGTTTTCTGAATCGTAAGCAGCGCTGTTGTCAATAGAGACAACGGGCTTCTGACGAACGTCAATCATGCTCTTAAGGTCGTTAGCAAGAGTAGTAAGGCTCTGAGCTTCACCATTGTTAGAAGCATAGATCTCAACAGTCTGCTTCGTCTTACGGAAGATGTCATCGGCAGCACGATACATGTTCTCAAACTCGAGAGTGATACCATTGTACTTATAGTCGATATTAGCGACCATAGCGGGTTTCGGATCGTACCAGTTGTGACGATGCAGGATGCCCTGATAACCCTGAGCAGTACGCTCGTGGTCACGAACATTCTTAGCAGAAGCAGGATACTGAACACCAACGGTCTTGGTTACAGTACCAATGGCATACTTGTTGCTAGAAGCAAAACCAGGAGCCGTAGGATCGCTGTACCAGCAGTTAGCGTTGAAACGAACCTTACCTGTGAAGTTCTCACTGTCGTTAGAATTGTCATCGTCATACTCCATAGCAGTCAGCGTAAGAACGCCATTAGAGGCGGAAGCCCAAACGCGAGCGCGCTTCTTCTGCAGAGAAATAGTCTCAGCAAGACCTTCTGCGATCTCAGTACCGGTGTCACCAAACTTCGTGATATAGTCATAGCTCTCAGTCCAATTACGGAAGCGAGTAGGCATATCCTTAAAGGTCAGACGAAGAACGACAGGAATACCGCCCTGAGCAATACGAGCAGACAAATTGCTATCGAGGTTAGAGAAGTCAACCTTAATAACATCCTCAGTGTCATCCTTATACGTGAGAACAGACATCGACTTAATGTCAGCAGTCTTAATCTCGTTAGACCACTTCACGACGGGAATGAACACCTCTGCACCAGCTGTCTTATCGAAACGAGTGTAGTAGTCGTTGGTAACAACACCAAGACGGAACGTGTCGCAATCTGCATCGAAAGCATAAATATCAGTAATCTTAGAACCGTCCTGCTTGGCGGGATCGCAGTTCATGAAAACAAACTTACCAACAACACTCTGAAGATCAGCCTTCGAAGGCTTACCAGTCAGATCAGCTGCAGTAGCAAGCGTAGCGCCGTTCTTATTAGAAACGAGCACAGTATTTACGTATGTAATCATATATTTATATTAATTTATTCTACTCCCCCTATACGTTAATGTCCACTCTGCGGGAGCATTAGTCCGGACCCAACCGGCTGGGGTTTCCACGTTTAAATTGTTATTATTCTTGAGTACTTACTTCTGTAGTAATCGTTTTATACCGTTCGTCTTTCTAATTCTCTAAGTACATCTGAGCGGCTATTTTAATTATTTCAGAAAGTATAATATCTTCAAAATCCTCGTACTCATCAAATGGATTTTCAAGAGTTATTTCGTTTGGTTTTCTAAGATACCCAAGTGTATACTCATGTATCTTATATTTCTTATCGGTTAACAATTCGCACCCATCCACGTTACGTATTCTCAACGGGCGTGCTCTATGATAACGATAATGGAAATCTGTCAAACTATTTGTAATTCTGTACATGAAACTATCCTGTGTACATTCAAACATGCAAGTGTCCATTTTATGTTCACCTTCTAAATCTGAAATTATTACATCTTCATTGAGTGAAAACAAGAAATCTTCAGGATACTTAATTATGTACTGATCGTAGCTCGGTTGCTTCTTGATATGAACCATGTTAGTTCTATCATACTTTTTAGAACAGAACAATTTGATAAGGTCAGTTCTACGCTTTTCATTTTGCTCGTATGATGTTTTATGAACAAAGTCTCCATTAAACCGCTCTTTAACAAATTTACCTACTGCTTGGTTGAGCCAAAACAGGGAATCATCAGTAGATGGTTTATTAACAGCGTCATCTAGCTTGGCAATTTCATATTCAAACGCTTCGATTATTTTAATGTATTTCATCGCTGTTCCTCCCTTCTGTTATTCCTACGGTTATTATTGTTATTCGTGGCTAACTTAAACTTGTACTCTGCTATATACATGTCTACAGCTCCTTTAACTAGATCGTTGAAACACATATAGGGCAGCTCACAATTACTATGTACTGCCTCTGCTGAATCATCGTCATCGTTGTAGTTCAACACGTTGAACGCGTGCGGAGCCATCAGATAAGTTAATTTTAGAGCATCTATCTTGGTATACGAATCACATATTACTTCTATGTAAGGTTGTTTGGCTTTAGATTCCATTATAACTAATGGGTTACGTAATATTCCTTTGTTGTAGTATCTTTCGGCTACGCTGCTTGCATCATCCCATTTGACGGTTTTATTGGGAGTGTATGTAAGACTTACCGTATGGTCATTCTGTTTGTAATTCTTACTAATAACACTAGTGCTACTTATGTAAGAAAAGTAATCTGTCGGCAATTCAAACCGAACGCCATATCTTGTATCGAAAGTATCTTCATTGTCGTAAAGACGCGGAATCGTTACCGTGCGTGTTAAAGTCTTTGTGATATCGTTTATCTTAACAGATGCTCTAGAATCATTTTCAACTTGACCATCTGCCAGATACAAATCCTCCACGTATTTTGTCTAATATTCACTGAGAAACGAATATATCGTATCAGTGTCGAGCTTTTCATTATTCCTAAATTCTGGGTATATTTCGTGGAGTCTGCGCTCGAATTCAATACCCATTTTCCGTGTTTGTTCTACAGTCATGATTCAAGTGGTCTTGTCTATATTTCGGCTGTAAGTCTAGTAGATTCGACAATCTTAGTAGACATTAATACAGCTAAGTTAACTAACTCTTCTGCCATTGTATCAGATAACTCAAATTCTGTATCATTCCATAAGAATTCATTAGAAGAGGAATACTCTCCACAGAATTTATTCGGTTTACGGATGTACATGAGATTTAAAGAAGGTTCTTTATTATCATTTACTCTCATTGGGTCTATGAACATTCTAAGTATGTTATCTTCTAAGCAACATACTGGAATTTCAACCCAAGGGAAGTTGTGTGTAGTACACATGAATTTTGATGCGAGTTCATGAGTAACCAGATTTACTTCTACCAAAGAATGTGTCTTCTCATCTATAGCGTTAGGTTTGTATGCTAAGTTGGCTTTAGATTGAAGATAGTACATAAAGTTTTCAGGTAAATCATACACATATTCATTGGAAGCTTCTTTATCTACATCCGACGGAAGAATTGTCGTTCGAGTTATCAATGGTCGGATATCTTCAATTGCTTTAGTATCTCCTTCAAATTGTACCCCTCGTGGGTTATTGCCTGTTAATTTTTGTGCTATTAAGGCCAGGTACGCTTTGTCAAGTACTGTAGCAATTTCATAGTCTGTAAGCGACGGATATGACGAAGCAATACTAGCTTTGTCATACTCAATCAAAAACTTTTCTTTAATATTACTATGCGTCATACGTCGTCATGTTTTATTACTTATTCTCTACCTAATTGATAATAGAAAGCTTGAGATCCTGATTCTTCTTAGCATCGAGGTATGCAATGCAATCGTCGAGAGTATCTGCGAGCATTTCACTGCCGTAATAGTATTGAGTACGATCCTTACGGATGATACCTTTAGCTATAGCTTCCTCAATAAGGAACTCAGTTTCTTTCTTATTGTTATTGACCCATTTGTCGAAGAACTTCTTAGGCTGCTTGTCAACAAGGTTGAACAAAGTAGACTCTACGAGTTCATTGGAAAGGTTGTCGCTTTTTACGCCAAACAAACGCAGACACTTGCGCATTTCATCAAGCGTAAGTTTATCAAACGCTTTGATGGCATCCCTGCGCTGCTTATTAATCTTATTACGTTCAATAGCTTCAGCCTCACGGTTGATCAGAAGATAATCTTTACCTGCAGTAAACTTATCGAGTGATGTAGCAACACGTTTATGACCAGAAAGGAACTTAATAAGCATCTCTTGGCGTGGATATGAATCATCTAAAAACAGGCTATTTGAACCAACCTTCACACAGAAAGTCTTCCAAAAATCACTTTCCTTTGCGAGTGTACCTTCGGCGTAGCCAAGCGCCTTCTCATATTTCTTCTCGTCCTCAGGTGTAAGACCTGTGTAGATCGACCCAGACCGAGTGAAATAAGGAGCGATGTAATCGCTACATCCTTTATACTTAATCAAACCGGCCCAAGGATTGGACTTCTTAATCTTTAATTCTACTATCATAATTATTCTTTTGGTGTTGGTGTTTTACCACTCTAGGGACGTTCTCTATATCTATATAGAGGTTTGTTATCTGTATAGAGAACTTGTCCGCATGTCGAATGGGGTTTATTTTCACCATTATATTTACCTTCTATATTCATAATACTAAAGGTTATAGCTTGAGGGGTCCGAAGACCCCATGAAAGCTAAGTTAATATTAGAGGCTCATCGTCTCGCTATCCTCTGCATCGCAGTACAGAATACCACAAGACAGCGGGTTGCGAAGCATAATACCTTCCTCACCAAGGAAGTGAACCTGATAACCATCGCGGCTGTTAGAACGCAGCGTGGTAATGCTGTTACCGTAACCGCTGGGGATTACAGAACCACCAGTGCACCACTGAACGAACTCACGACCCTTACGGCAAACCTTAACGACGTTAGCCTGACCATCACGCTGACCGAGATCAACGAACAGGAAGGTATACGACATCAGCGGCTTACCGGAAACCGGATGGAGTGTACGGAACATTTCCATGTTATCAAACAGAGCGCAACGCTTAACGGAGAGCTCAATACCATTTACCATCTTATACGTAGTGAACTGACCACCGAGAGTAAGCTCCTGACCACTACCAGTGATGAATTTGGTGTCAATAACTTGGAAGCTAGCAGCCTTCTCCTTAAGGATACGGTCGAACTCACGGATACCCATCTCACCAGTCAGAGCAACAAACTTACGCTCGTTAGTACCAAGGATATTGTAGCTCAGATCGAAGAGGTAATCTTCGAGCAGCTCAGTAGTAAGAGTGGTGTAGTAACGAACGTTGGCGGGAGCAATCTGCTCAAACAGACCAGCACTGATGGGTACAGGACGACCGTTCGTGCCCTTCAGGCTATAAGTACCATCGGCGTTACGGTTGCTGTGCGAGAACAGCAGGAAGCTTTCCTCACGCTTCTTCCACTCACGGAGAGCCTTCCAGTACTGATAGTCAGCCCACAGATAGCTCTTCTTACCCGTAGCGGGATCAGTCAGCTGAATAGCGAGGACGGTGCTATAAGCGTCACCGGTGATATCATAAGTCAGACGCAGCGTTGTAAGGCTGTTACGCATCTTAAACGGAGTCTGATAGTTGATGATATCTGCCTCATCACTGTACTCCTCGTAAGCAGAACCGATACGACCAACCTGACGGCCGGGCATCATATACTCTGCAGGGATGTACGAACCAGCGTGACCATCTGCAACATATACTTCATAAACCCAAGTGCTACCATCCTGATAGGGAACACCATTAACGCGAACCTGGAAGTTCACATTGTCGAATGCGAGCACTGCACCCATTTATGTTCCATTTAGCTCGTTAGACTAAATGCGTTTGTACACTTCCAAAATACAAACAGCTCTATATTTCTATAGAGATCAGACTATATCTTTATCCTTTTGAAAGGATACCTATTACTTCGGATCACTTGATCCTACACCCTGGCTAGGGGTTAGTCGTTGAACCTTTCTCTGTTAACATAATACAACAGAGACTTGGCTGCTGATTGCCCTCGTCTTAACGTTAGGGTTTTCCAGCAATTCAATAGGAATATACTGTTATATTACTATAACGTATCCCAGGTTAGATTTTGTTTCAATCTAGTTTAGGGCCAAACCATCTCTCCTCAAGACCGAGGTAGATGGGGGTACCATTGATACCGGGAGTCAGACCAGCCTCAATAGCAGCGGGAGTAATCTCCTGGCCATTCCACTTAGCCCAACGGATGTTAACAGCGTGATCGCTGTCGATCATCACATTCCACTCATATTCGCGATTCTCAATAACCATCGTGCGGCCGATACCGCCAGTGATCAGGTCAATGGCAGTTGAAATACCATCGTCCTTAGTACCGAACACCAGAGAGAGCAGACCTGCAACCTCATGGGGACGGGTAAGCATTGCATTAGCAATCATGTTTTCATCAACCAGATCCGAGAAACGACGTCCACGGTACAGCTGAAGATTATTTAAAAAAGAATTATTCATATATTATTTTAGATTAATTTACTCAGCCGAGGAATCTTGACGCCATTTCCCACGCCTGAGGTGCTTTTTCTTCTTGGACATTGAATGAACTATGATTCTTCATTTGATGTCGCAACATTGTTCTTAACTTACTTGCAGCAGATGTCTGACCATTGCGCGTAGCTGAACCAAGGAGAGCATCACCCTTCATGGTAAAGTAAGCAGATTCAATGAGGTTAGATACCATGTTTTGATTAAAGTCTTTCTGATACTGAGTAAGGCCATTTGCATCAGTCTTAGTTATATAGTCAAGCAAAGCTTTTCTATCCTCCTTTGGAACAGAAATACCCCTAATGTTATCGAGGCTGGCAATGCTTGTATTCAAACTGTTCATGAATTCCATAGCCTGTTGCTCTTGGGCCATTCTAACCTGTTCCTGTTCTGCGAGGGCCTGCTGTAGCTGTTGCTCTCTTACTCTTTCAAGATAAACAACAGCATCTGTTGCTTCATCTTCGAGCATGTCAGCATCCTCATATCGTTCAATTTTACGACTTATCTGTTCGTCTGTATAACCTTGCATTTTCATGTAGTCACGAACAACTGCTTTCTGATTAGCTTCATCTTCCATATCGAGATTCTTATAAGACTCTACCTGCGAACGATTATTGTAGAAGTCTTCGAACTTACCTCCATTCTTGACGTACTGGTCAAGTTCAGCAATTCGTTGATCGGCATACTACGGAGTAGAGTTCTGCTCTACAACATCCCCAATGTAGTCAATAAGACTTTCAATTGAGTCAGGTCTATCTTCGTCTTTTACATCCCAGTCGAGTGCTTCAGCGAAGGCGTCAAAGAAAGCACCAATTTGCTGTGCTTCGTTAGGATCTACTTTTGTATTATCATCATCAGTATCCTGTTCTTCGTCGGGCTCTTCTTCGGAAGATTGATTATTAATTCTATTTAATACATCATCGGGGATCTTAGAGTCATCATCATGCTCATCTTTATTTTCCCCTTCTTTCTCCTCAGTCTCCTGTTTACCAGGATCTGGTTCATTATTTTCTTCGATTGGATCTTCAACGCCAGTAAAACCTTCTGTGAGTTCATCCATATCTACGACACTCTCGTGTTGTTCACTGTTGTCGTAGCCAAGATCACTCATCATTGATGTAAGGTCATCCAGCGGATTCTTCTTCTTTCTTGCCATATTTATAAATATGTGTTAGTTAATTTGTTACAGTTTATTCTGTTATATTATTTATGTTTCCACTTCCTTGCATTTAAATACAATCAACTCTATACGTTATTGATTATAGCATTACAAAACATCAAAAGAGTTTGTGTATCTAAATCGTTTTTCATTTGATTTACAGCCATACACACCAGTTGTACATTTCCTTTTATATATCCTTTTGACGAATCTATTCTATCTACAGAAACATTAGTAGGAATTCTGCCGCAATTAGATATATACGTCATTTCTATTCCAGAAAGCGCACATTTACCTTGTTGGTTATCCCATAAATCATATAAATCTTGCTTTGTTATATCTACAATCAACCCGTTTCTTTTTGCTCTGTCACATAAACTTAAATATCTATGATCCAATAATTCATATGGAGATTTTATAGTATTATTCATAAAAAGTCTCTTTTTTCTCTATAGACTTTTGCATTCTTTACATCTCCTATCTTTGTAACAACGAAACCATTTTGTTTTATCATCGTCAAACTAATCTGGATCTTTATATTTGTGACACGTATAACATAACAAGCACCCATCATCCTACACCTATACTTCTATTGGATATTTTAATCTAGGATGATTTTTGTGGTATTCTTTCATATATTGTTTATTGTCTTTCATCTTTTCTTAGACCAATGTTTACTGTTCAAAGCAAACGTTGCCATCTTCTTCTATGCAGGAGTGCCGTGTGCTTTAAACCACGAAGCTGATTTACCTGTACGTTTCTTTAATGCTGTAAATTTACCGCGGTTCTAAGGTTTGATGTGGATACCAGAGTCTTTACCGTGTTTATATGTATTCGCAGGTTGTCCTAAACTATTATACCCAAATAATGCTGTTCCGCCTGCTAGAGGAGCTAATAGTCCATATCTAATATCATTTATATTAAAGTTATCTCTACTACCCAATGGAATTCTAGTACCATCGGGACTATAAGTTATCGGAAGAGAAGATTTGATATTCTTTGGGTTATGCGCCACATATTCCGCCAGTCCTTTAAATCCTTTCCAACTAGGTCTTCCTATCACTCCGTCTATCCCATTACCTGTAGCAAAATCATCCCCAAATGCAAGTTTTTCAGCCATTAAGTCACCTATACTAGAGTTTCTATAATCTCTTGGATTATCTAATTTCATATAAAGAGGCATATTATTTTTTCCGTATAGCTCCGCGTATTCTTTTACGGGTGTTGTATATACCCCTCTTCCAAAGGTGCCTCCATCTGTACTTCCATATTTAGAAAGATCAAAAGTATTAAAAGTCGCATTTGTTCCATGATATAATTGTAAAGGCTGTCCATTAACTGAAGCTACAGTATTAGGTGCACTAACTTGAAAATGCAAATCTCTCAACCTTTGAGCTTCAGCTATATCCCCTCTAGCAATAGCAGCATCCTGTGCAGCTGTCCATTGCTCTGGAGTATATTTAGACATTCTGCTCATATCGATTATATTCTGCATCTTTTGCATATCGGTAGTCCAAGGAGTCCATCTTTCTACTTCAGGATGACTCATAACAAAATCTTCGATAGAACTTTGTTTATCTATAGAAAGCTTATGTATTGATTCTGGAAATATTGTGACTTGGTTAGGTGTCTGTACACCGTCATAACCTTGTTTAACTAAATCTTCCTGCTTTAAGCTTTTTACTTCTCTAGGGGCAGCTTTATATAAGTTTAAGTCTTTTCCTAAAACGTCATATACAGTTGGATTTAATTCTCCGCCTAAAGGGGTACTTGATACTCCTAAATGCATAGGTGCGTCTGGAGATTTTATATTAGCTAATTTAGGAGCATTACCTATTTTTTCTTCAGGCCAAAGGTTTATACCCCTCATTACCTTACTACCCCCTTCACCGCTACCTATAAAATTCGCGCTAAACGTATTAAATCTTACGGGAGAACCGTGATAAAGACGAATGGTTTCAGGAGTTATATTGGCTGCATTTTCGGATGTTATATTTCTCTGTGACATAAAGTTTTTAAATTCTGCAACATCCCTATCGCTTCCTAGTATTAAAGATTGCTCAGTTCTAGGTACTATTGTTTCAGGCATACTATTGAAATTTTGATACCATTTGGGCCCAGAATTAACAATAGCATCATAAACGTCCATTAAAGATTGATATTTTTTATCTTTAATCCCCCAAGTCCAATCGCCTTTTGTTAATAGCGGATTTTTTATGTCTACCATAACAGGGTAGATGTCTGTGAAAGCTTCATTTGCTTTATCCCATCCTCCGGGAATTAAATTTCTTTTTATATAGGTAAAGAAGGAAGGCTTTTCTAATCTATCCGTTGTATATTTTCTAAGCTTTTGCGCATAAGATTTATCTGGAGTTACATATATTCCACGGGCACCAGGATTAGTGTTATATACCTTTCCTGTACTAGGTTTTAATTCCTGTAGTCCTTTTGGCCCCATATGATAGTTAATATCTCTAACTTTAGATTCAGGAAAAATAGTTTTGATGTAATCATTGTATTCTTCTAGAGTTCCAATATTTGCAAGTTCAGGATTCCTGCTATAAGCATATCTAATACCTGCTAAATTACTATCTAAAGTGGGAACAAAATTTGGTGCTAATTTAATAGTATTATATAAACGCTTAGCTAATTGTCCCAAAGGAGCAACTTTCTCAGAAGCCTTCATCATTAATGCTTCTCCTTCAGGATTCATCGCCATTGTTGACCACATTAGAGCATCTCCAAAATTATGTAACTAATCTGCTACATCACTGCGCCACGTACGAGTATTCTATATATCTCTAACTTCGTTTGCAACCCTTTGAGCATCTGTGGTTTGACTTATTTTAGAGCCTGTATACTATCTTCTTGGGTTATACTCTTTTCCTTCAGCATCTAAAAACGACCATGTGGTAGGATCATCAGAACCAAGTGTATTAAACGGAGTTAAATCTATTCTAGGGCCATTACCTTCTTGATAGAAATACTAACCTGTTTGATCATCTCTCCATAGATTTATGCCATCTATAGATCTGTCCATTGGTACATTTTTACCTCCATCGTACCTTTTCAACTTCCGCTTCAATTGTCGTATAGGTTCATCAATAGCCTACTGACGTTCTGCTGCTTGACGACGCTTAATCTTTCTAAATAGCTTATGGCGTCTATAATCCTTTTGTTTCTAATATTGTCTTATTGGGCTATCCATGATCTTAAAGGAGGTTGTAGCGGTAGAGTATTGTTTTCTATCACTGAGTTATACATATCTATTATATTCGGAAGTACTGTAGTACGCGGCCAGGTAGCTACACCAGTATCCTTATTTATAGCAGCTGGTATTTCTGAATTATAAGCTGCCTGTGAAGGAAGTAAGGGGGCTACATACGGATCTACTGGCATAGGCACAAAGTTATTAGGTTTTTTTTGCTATAATGCTTCGACCATAGTAGCTGGCACTTTTTCTG